ACTACAAGACATCCGCCAACAGCGCGATGATCACGCTGCAGCCTTCAGCCTCTGATCTTCAGGCTTTCCAGGAGTTTGCCGCACGGGTGCCGAAGGCTGCAGCAAATGCCCAGCGGCGGGCGATCAACAAGACCTTGGGGTGGTTGCGCACCCAGATCGCGCGCACGGTCGGTAAACAGGAACGCATCGCGGTGACTGCCGTGCGGCAACGGCTGCGCAGCTACCCGGTCAAGGGAGATACCGGCCAGGGCAAACTCTGGTTCGGTATCAACCCCATCGAAGCAAGCCGGATCGGTCGCCCTCGGCAGGGCAAGGCAGGCGTGTCGGTAGCAGGTCGTCGGTACCGGGGGGCGTTCTTCAAACGGGTTTACGGCAGTCGAGCTGATATCTGGATACGCACCGGCAGCAAGCAGTTTTCTGTCGATGATTACCCAGACACTCACGCATCCACCGGCGGAGGTCATCGCTCAGGATGGATCGCGGAAAACGACAACCGATTCCCTTTGGCGAAAGCCAAGGTTTCGCTCGAAGACGTTCGTCCGCATTTCGAGTCGTGGACCCGTCGGGCCAATGAGCGTCTGCTGGTGGTGCTCAAGCAGGAGCTGAATTTTGAACTGCAGAAATCTATGAAGGGGAGCTCGCGTGTCTGATCAACCATTCAGCCTGGATCAACTCTACAGTGCGATCGAGCAACATTTGCGCGAGGCATTGCCGGCTGTGCAGCACGTCGCGACTTGTCCGGATATCCGCGATCGGGTGGCCCTGCCGGCAGTGTTTCTTGAGCTGGCCGAGTTGGAACCAGGCCGAGACATCGGTACCGGTGAAACGACGTTGGTGGCCAAGTTCGAAGCGCGGGTGATCGTGGCGCCCGAGCAGGCCCACCATCAACAGAAGGCTGCGCACTTGGCTGCGCAAATTGCCGTGCTGCTGCGCCTGCAAAATTGGGGTTTGGCGGTCGAGCCTGCCGAGTTCATTCAGGCCTCGCAGGACTGGACCAAACCCGAGCTGGATGGTTACACCGTCTGGGTCGTGGAATGGACCCAGCAGATCTACCTCGGTGAGATCGAATGGCCTTGGCCGGAGGAACCACCCGGTTCGCTGCTGTTCGCCATTCACCCGGGCGCGGTTGATCCTGACGCGCCGCTGCTGACGCCGGAGGACGCATGAGTTACGCCGGCGCCGAGCATGACCGCATGCTGGCCGGGCTGGTCAAGCCATGCTACGTGGTCGCCCTGGACCTGGCGGCGGTGCCGCCGGTGTGTCGGGTCTCGGACGGCGAATGGACCAGCGCCTGGGTGCGTTGGCACAGCCTGGCCGCTGGCAAGGCGCGGCACTGGCGAGTGCCCAGCATGAACGAGCAGGGAGCGTTGATCAGTGCCAGCGGTGACGTGTCACAAGGCACCTTTGTGCCGGGGCTGTACGGCAACGCGGGACCGGCCCCGGACACCCGCGACCATGTCGAGCGCTGGCTGTTCGACGATGGTGGCTCGCTGACGTACGACTGGGAGGCCAAGCGGTACAGCATTGTCTTGCCGAGTGGGTCGGTGGAAATTGAGGTCGGCAGTTCGGCCGCGACCGTGACGGATAACGCCGTGGTGGTGACGTCCGGCGCGATCGCCCTGGACGGTGACGTCACGATTTTCGGTGACGTGCTGATCAATGGCGCGTTACGCGTAACGGCGGACATTCTCGGCGGCGGATCGATCATCGACACCGCTGGCAACACGCCGAACCACCAGCACTAAACGCAACTCTTTAACCAGCCCGCCGCGTGCGGGCTTTTTGTTACCTGGAGAAAACCTGTGGCCAATCTCACTACCCCGAAGGCCGAGGCGGAAAGCCCGCGGCCGATCACTTACCAGGACAGCGCATTCATGTCGCGGACCTTGATCATGAACAGTGGCCGGCAGCACACGGTGGCCGCCGGCAAGGTCACTGTCAGCAGTGTCGACGCCGAGGCGCTGGCGTTCCTCGACAACGACCCGGCTTTCCAGCGCTTGCCGGAGTAACCCCCATGATCGGAATGGACCGCCATACAGGGTTGCCGATTTCGGGCATCGAGCATTTGCGCCAGTCCATTGCCGACATCCTCGGCACGCCGCTGGGCTCGCGGGTGATGAAACCCGAGTACGGCAGCAAGGTGCGCCGCTTCGTCGACCTGCCGGTTAACGCCGGTTGGAAAAGCGCGGTGCAGGCCGAGGCGGCCCGCGCCCTGGGGCGCTGGGAGAAACGCCTGACGCTGGAAAGTATCCAGGTGATTGCGGTGCTGGATGGGCAAGTGCGCTTTCGACTGCGCGGCACCTTCAACGATGTGCCGATTGAAACAGAGGTGGACGCATGAGCACTTTGGACCTGGCCAGCCTGCCGGCGCCGACCGTGATCGAGGCGCTGAGCTTTGAAGAGTATTACCAGCAGGCGCTGACCGAGTTTCGCGGGCTGATGGGCAGCAACTGGAACGCCGCCCTGGAGTCGGACCCGGTGGTCAAACTGCTGGAACGAGCGGCCTATGAAAAGCTGATGACCCGGGCGCGGATCAACGACGCGGCCAAGGCGCAGCTGGTGGCCTTTGCGCGCAAATCCGACCTCGATCACCTGGCGGCCAACTACAACGTCAAGCGCCTGACCGTGATCGAGGCCGACCCCACGGCCGTGCCGCCGATCGAGGCGCAGTACGAGGAAGACGATTCGCTGATGGAGCGGGTCTTGCTGGCGTTCGAGGGCATGGCCGTGGCGGGGCCGAGCGGCGCCTATGAGTTTCACGCACTGTCGGCCGATGGTCGGGTGGCCGATGCCAAGGCCAGCAGCCCAAGCCCGGCCACGGTGCTGGTAAGCATCCTCAACCGGCTCAATGGCGGCGTCGCCACCGAAGACCTGTTGAACAAGGTCCGCCTCGCGCTGAGCGACGAGACCATTCGCCCGGTCGGCGATCGGGTGATTGTGCAGTCAGCCGAGCTGATCGATTACGAAATTGAGGCGGTGCTGTACCTGTACCCGGGGCCGGAAAACGAACTAAGTCTGATCGAGGCCAATGCCTCAAAAAATCGCTACATCAACACCCAGCGCCGTTTGGGGCGGGACATTCGGCGCTCGGCGATTCATGCCGCGTTGCATGTGTCGCGGGTGCAGCGGGTCGAGTTGATCAAGCCGGCGGCGGATATGGTGATCGCCGATCACCAGGCGGCCAACTGCATCAGCTCGCTGGTGACGATCGGGGGCACCGATGAATGATGCCAGCCTGTTGCCGTCCAACCGCACGCCGTTGGAGCAGGCCCTGGCCCAAGTGGGCCTGGAAAACCCGGGGCTGGCCGACGTGCTGCGTGACACCAAGTCACCGGAACATTGCTCGGCGAACATGCTGCCGTGGCTGGCCATTGAACGCAGCGTGGACCGCTGGGATCCGGAATGGTCGGAGGACATCAAGCGCAAGGCGGTGCGCGCCTCGTTCGAGATTCACAAGCGCAAGGGCACGATTGCGGCGCTGCGCCAGGTGGTCGAGCCGTTCGCCGACATCATCGAAATTGTCGAGTGGTGGCAGCTGGAACCGATGGGGCCGCCGGGCACCTTTAGCCTCGGCCTGGCGTTGCTCGATACCGGCCTGAGCGATCGCGGGATTGCCGAGCTGGAACGGATGATCACCGACACCAAACCGATCAGCCGGCACCTGGTGGGCCTGAGCATCACCTACAGCCCGAACGGAGTGTTTCACCTGGGCGCGGCGGTGTTCTCGGGCGATGAAACCGAAATCCTGTCGCCGGAGCTGATGGCGGGCGACTTCGTCGACCTTGAGTTGATCATGCTGGCCAACGACCTGAGCTATTTCAGCCACCAACTATTACCCGCACTGATGAGGGTTACATGAGCGAACTTTCAGACCGCCAGCGCGCCGCCATCGAACAGCTGGAGGCGGCGGCGCAAGTGGCGCACGACATCGTGCACAAGCCGGCCGGGGAGGTCGTCGACACCGAGTCGGGGCCGGCTCCAACCTTTCAAGCGCTGTCCGGGATGATTCTCAACCTGGTGGGCGGGCTGTTGCTGCCGCGCCGGGTGGCGATCGCGTCGGCGGGCGCGGCGCGGGCCTTGGACGTGGCCTATACCGCCGGGGTGTCGTTCTTCGACGTGACCCTGGATCAGCCGCACTGCGCGCTGACGTTTCTCAATACGGCGGTGCCGGCCGGTTATACCCGGTCGTTTACCGTGCGCCTGGTGCAAGGCACTGGAGCCAATCAGGTGACGTTTCCGGCCGGCATTCAATGGTCGGGCAATCGGCCGCCGTTGCTGGCGTATGACGCCGGCGCGGCCGACCTGGTGACGTTCACCTGGGACGGCGCGCAGTTGATCGGTTTTCATGAGGGGAGTTGGTTCAATGTTTCAAGTTCCGCTTAACACTCGGCGCCCGACCAGCCAGAAATCCATGTTGGCCAGTGCCCTGAGCATGATCGAAGGGCACCACCGCTTCCTGCAGCGCAACACCGGCGACACCGTCGACGCCACGCAGCAGCACTACGTGCAGAACACCCAGGGTGTGCTGTCGAACAACCGGCATTTCATTGCGCATTCGCAAATGGAGTACCAGCCCAACGGCGACGGCACCACCGAAGGCCAGTCCTTGCAGGTCCTCGGTTATGCCCATGCCTACCTGGCCACGCGGGACCCGCGTTACCTGGAGGCGGCCGTGTGGTACTGGGAAGCCTACGAGGCCTATTTCTACGCGGGTCAGCCGATCCCGGAGACGCCGCAGCGGCGGATTGCCAACTGGATTATCAATTCCAAGGAGCCGGTGCTGGCCAACTGGCCGATCAACGTCGCCGAGCCCACGCACGGCGGGTTCAAGGGCGTGGAGTTCACTTTCAGCAACGGTGCGCTGGCGATTCCGCACGGCGCGCCGCACTGGGGCGAATACCTGGACAAAGCCACCTTTGCTTTTGACGGGGCGCTGGCCTGGGATGCGATCAACGCGACAGTCCAGGGCGTGAAGCCGGACGGCGCAACCGACTGGGATCAGGCCGGCGTGCAGTATGACGTCGATTGGATCATTGCCTGGACCGGGCAAAAGATTAATTGGGATGGCGACGTGTTGTCGGAGGGGCACCCGCTGGCCGAGCGCGGCCAGGTCCAGCTGAAAAACACCGGCCTCAACGGGGTGCACAAGTTCAACTATGCGACCCGGCAACCGGTCGAGCATGGCGGCTACCTGATCCCGCGTAACGCGGTGCAGCACAACCGGCCGCTGCATGTGCCGCTGCTGGGCAGCGTCAACCAGATGGGCAACGCGGCGGACGGTGAAGAGTGGTACATGGACGCCTGTTATCTGCTGTGGCGGATTACCGGTGAGAGCCGCTACAAAAAGGCCATGGACGCGTGCCGCTTTACCGCGCACGAGTACACGCAAATCGACTCGACCGACCGCTTTTTTCGGCAGAGCACGACGGCGGGCACGCCGTTTACCGATGGCATTTCCTATGAGTTCACCTACCCGAGCGAGGTCACGCCGGTGCTGGGCCGCGACTCGCTGGGGTACATCACGATCCAGACCGACGCGGCCGCCCAGGTGTCGATCGAGCAACAATCGGTGTGGTTTCGCATTAGCCCGGATTCGCTGGTGCGCACCTGTTACGGCGGCGTCGACATCAACAACGGCCCGCTGACGGCCAAGGTGGAAGTGACCATTTCCCAGGACAAGGCCGAGGGCAGTGGCATCAAATACGGCTGTGCACTGCCCAAATCGGTGTCCAGTGTCGAGCCGGTGACGCACGACATACCGCTGTCGCAGTTCACCCGCCTGACCAAGGACGACGGCAGCGAGTACATCATGGCCGACCTGCGCGCCGTGGCGAGTTCGGCCGATATTGTCTCGGTGGAGAGTTACGAGCTGGCGATTTTTGAGGGGCGCGCCGGCACGGTGGTGAAATCGTTTTTCCCCGATGATTCGGGGTGGTATGAGATCGGGCATTACCTGCTGGCCGGCGAAAAGGCGCCGATGCACAGCATCACCTATCGGGCGGACGGCTATTTCAACTTGCGCTTTGCCGATGACGACGGGTGGCGTTGGTGGTGGATGCTGCCGCCGACGGGCGGCGCCTTTGTCACCTTGGAGATTCGCCCGGAGGACGCGACGCTGTCGGGCTATCAGCCGGACGCAGCGGGGCGGCCTGATCCGGCGACGCCGGTGTATTCGCAGATTGAGGGCTTCAGCATCCTCATGGATACCTCGGACACCAACCTGACCTTTGAATATTACTGCATCAACGAGCTGCCGCCGGCCTTCGCCGAGGCAGACGGTTACACGCTGCAGTATCGCTTGACGGTCAGCGGCCAGGCGCAGTTTCGGGCGCTGGTGGGCGATTGCACGATGCGCGATTACCGCAACGATTCCTTGGCCTATTGCCCCGGGGTGATCCCGTTTTCCAACATCTATGCGGAGGGCACCGACCAGATCGGCGCATGGCACGGCATGCCGTACCCGGGGTATCAGTACCCGTTTATTTACTGCATCGATCCGCTGGACCAGTACGGCACCGAACTGCATAACATGACCGATTTTCTGTACGACTCGCAGCAGTGGTATCAGCAGCGGTTCGGCCAGCTCGGCCCGGGTGCCTCGGCCTACGTGTGGAATCGCTGGGACAACTACAAGTACGGCGACCCGGACACCTGGTCCATGCACCACTGGGGCACCGGGACCGCCTGGAGCGGTTACCAGCCCCGGGCCATGATGGGCGCCTGTCGCGCCTGGTATGAGCTGGTGCACCTGGGCAAGCCGGTGCCGCCCAAGCTGATCGCCTACGCGGAAAACTGGATCACCTGGTTGATTCAGTTTGTGAAGGCGAACGACGGCATATTGCCCACGGATTTCCCCATGAACAGCGTGCCGCAGGCGGTGCCGGACGACTTCACCGGGCACATGACCGGCTTGTGGCTCGCTGGGGCCTGCCTGGCGGGTTTGGCGGGCTGTCAGGTGGCTGACCTGGATGTGCTGATCGAGGCCTGTGTCAGCGAGCTGCAGCAGTACTACGTGGTCACGCCCGTGCCGGGCCAGCCCATGAACGGCAGTTGGTCGCCGGCGGTTCGTCTGGGCACCGATAACGGCATGTTCTTCGGCTTTTGGGCTGGGGAGATCCTGCGCGGCCTGGGGCTGTACATCCAGTACCGCACCCTCGGGGTTGGGGCGAACATCTACGGCGCGCCGTTCCCGGCGTAGCCATTCAAGGCCCGGCCAGGACGGCGGGCCGCAGACTTCAAGACAAGGCGCAGGTATGGCAGAGCAGGATATTATTTATATCGCGATGCTGACGGAGATGGGCGCGGCGCAGTTGGCTAAGTCCATTGCCAACGGCACGCCGTGGAAAATCCCCAAGATGGCGGTCGGGGATGGCAACGGGGTGACGCCGCTACCGTCGAAATTGCAAAAGAAGCTGATCAA